TTTTCAAATCATGCATCATACATCTTAGAAAAAAATTCAGATTTTTGTGAAATTGAAATTTAAAAAATTTTTCAGATTTTCCAGAACTTCTTCATATCTGGCAGGGTAGCTGGATCTTTAGTTTTAATTCCTGCTCTACGATATGCAGCTCTCATTGTTTCATTATTATCAATAGCTAAATCAACTTGGCTCTTTAATCTCATTCCAACTTCATATTTAAATTTGGCGGTATCTGCAGAAGATCCTGGATTCATAATAAGTCTAGAGTATCTAACTCCTGCTGCTCTTAATGCTGCAACAGTTTCTTTTCTTTGTGATGAGTTTCTTCCAGTAACAATAATAATAGATCCTGGCAAAGCATTTACATAATCAATTACTCTACGAATTGGTTGTGTTCCATTACGCAATAGCGTATCGTCTATATCAACGATAGTCGCCATATTACATGCCTTGTTGTGGAGTTTCTTCCATATCAGATCGAACTAATGTTCCTAATTGCCAAGACCATTTTTGATGCATGGTTTGGCGATCTGCGAAGAAGTTTGCTAATCCATATTGCTTTTGTGCATTAGCAAGATCTACAGCAGCAATAAGCCTTGGGATCATTAAATCATTTGACATTTTAAGATCCGATGCCATAGCTTCATGGTCTGCAGTGACTTCTGTTTCTGGAATAAATGATAATTGTGCAAATCTAGATAGTTTAAATGGAGCATATGAATTAATATCCACCATACGAATCCATTCGGCGAAAGGATCTACAGCGCTATCATAATCTTCATAGATCTCGCCAAAAAATTCGTGGTATTGTGGAAAATCATCTGTTTCAACATTCCAATGATATCCCTGAGCTTTATATTTTAAAGCCACGGTACTGGCTAAAAGCTCCTTGATCATTTGAATTAATTGTTCCATATCTAGATTATATCACCTTTGGTATAATGAATTATGCCTACTAAATACTGTGAACACGTATATAAAAATATGAATGCTAACCCATGCCCATTATGTGGAAAAGATACCCATGAGACTGATTTTAAGCTTCAGGCAGATCTTCGTAAAAAACACTACGAAGAAGGTAAGCACCTAAAATATATTTGTGAAGATTGTGGCGGTACTATTAGAGGCTGGTGGGATATATAATTACTCAAAAGCCTTAAATACAAGCTCTGTTATATTTTCTGCATCTTTTCTAATCTTTTTTCTACTTAAAACAACATTAGCATCTTTTTCATCTTGATCAAGATCAGCTTCTTCTAAATTTTTTGCAAAATCGTCAGTTAGATATTTTTGTATTTTTTCAATCATATTTTCTTTTGATGTTGTGATTTCCATATTTTCTCCTATTGATTATCATCTATTAAATTGTTTTTAATAGCTGTTAGTACTTTTTCTCTCATTCCAATATTTCTAAATCTATTATACCTAGCCAACATTGTTTGACCAAATCCAAACATTGGAGTGCTATCTATACAAGCTTGACTATATTTTTGTACTTCGGGGGTATGGTTAAATCTTTTTAGATTAATCTTTTTATCAGTTTTAAATTCAATATAAAACAATGGCTCACCTTCTTCTAAAATAAAAGATCCCTCATTCTTCCACATTAATACTTCAGCTTGATATGGTCTAAACCATTGACCTATATCAAACTGTCCAGGTATTACAGATCCATATTTTGTATATTTTGGTTCATGAAAATATGGCGGGGTAAAAAAAGCTTCAACTGGTTCTTCAGCAAAAAACAACCATCCCATATGTAATAACAAAAAAGCACCATATTTCATTTCTGGATCTCTTGCTAAAGAAACATCTATAAAGGTTTTGCTTTTATACTCAACATCTATATTTGTACCATTATTCTGATAATAAAATTCCATTGACATAGGGCTTGTAAATACTATAGTTTGTTTTGCTTTATTTGTTACCGCTGGACAATTAAAAATTGACATTTTCTTTTCACCCCTAATTTTATCTTTAGCCATAAATTTTAATAAACTTTCTGGTTTAGGATATAAAAAAGAACTATCTTTTATATGTGAGTCAGTAGGAAAAAGAGTATTGGTAGTTGGTGTCCAATATATATTTATTTCATTTTTTTTCATATTACCATTTACCTACTGGACATTTAGCATTTTTTAAAGTTGTTTTTAATTTCATAAAACATCCACATTTTTTACATGTTTGAGAGCTTTTTCTAAACCACTCACAAGAACTACAAATATCAAAACGATATTTTGCTAATTCTTCTTCAGATCTAGGTGCATTTGGGTTTAATAAATCCCATGGTTTTACATCATCAGACATATAAACTATTATAGCCTATTAAGAGCTATTAATCCAATACCAGACATGTTGGATATTTTTATCCATAGTTTGTCTATCGGGTGGTTTGATAACTCTATTTTGCGCCCGAGATTTAATGGTATATAATTGATTGTGGGTAAAAAATCTATATATGTTTCAATATCATGTCTTGGCGTTGATACTGAGCTTGAACGAACTATAAATTCGTGCCTTGCTCAAGCGTCAGGCGAAAATGACATAAATATAGGCGTTGCTTTTATATCTAATTATGATTTTTATAAAAGTATTATAAAAAATATACCAAATATTCAACATACATATAGTACTCTAAAAGAAGATTTTGGAATTGGTTCTCACAGACGGCTTGCTGCTTCTATGTATAAAAAAGAAGACTTTTTCTTACAAATTGATGCACATTCATATTTTAAAAAAGATTGGGATAAATTTTTAATTAATCGTTTTGAAAATATATCTTCTCATATTGGAGAAAAGATAGTTTTAACTGCATACGCAGGTTCATATGGTTATGAATATAATTTAAATCAAAACAGTATAAATATATATGATAATTCTTTGGGATATACAGAATGGATTCCAAAAAAATTTAGAGTATTAAATGATACTATTCCAATGTGGCAACATGTATATTTGAAAAATACTCCAAAACAATTTTTATATGAAGAAGAAATCAATATATATGATGAAATAGAAAAAAATGGATTTTGCAAAATAGATAAAATAAGTGCACACTTTATTTTTGGAAAAGGTAATATCTATAGTTTTATGGATGATCAATCAAACATTCTATTTTGGGAAGAAGAAATAATTCATTCAATAAACCTAGTTAATAATGGATTTACACTAATATATCCTGGATTTGAATGTTATATATATCATTTATATAGCCAACATATAACAGATGATATTGGCAAAAGAGAAAATTTTATAGATGTTTTACAAAAGGAAAATATTAAAATTGATGTAGATCAAACTATAAAAGATAACTTTTTGTTATATTTGATGAAAAATCCAGTAGAAGTAGAAATATATCAAAAATATGCAAATATAGATTTAATTACTGGAAACAATATATTTTAGTGTTATAATACCAATATGACCCAACACGCTAAAATTGTTTTATCCGATTCCGCAGCTATTGCATTGACACCTATCGGAACACATTCAGGAATGGATATTACCATTCAAAATATTGATTCTTCCGCTTATGTTTATATTGGCGGCGAAGGAGTTAGTGCGTCCAACTTTGGATATCGCATAAGTCCTAATCATGCAATTTCATTTGAGTTACCTGGAAGGGATGATTTATATGCTATTTCGGATACAAACGAATCTGAAATTGCAGTTATAAAGACTAACTTAGAAAGCGGTAACTAATATGGCACGTTTTACACATCCAGGTGACGGTGGTGGAATTCCTGGACCACAAGGACCACAAGGAATACAAGGCGAACAAGGACCTAAAGGAGATACAGGTGACCAAGGTCCTCAAGGAGTTAAAGGCGACACTGGAGCAACTGGACCACAAGGTGAAAAGGGAGATCCAGGAGCAGTAACTGGATATGGTGCATCTGCATCATATTTTAGTACAGCAGATCAAACTGGTACAAATGGATCAATTCAGGCAATGACTTTTAATAATACAGATTGGCAAACAGCAGTTCAACTTGTATCGAGTTCACAAATTAAAATGATAAATGCTGGTAAATATAATATTGCTTTTTCTGCACAATTTCATAATACTGGTGGCGGTGGATCTGGACAAACTGTAAACATTTGGCTTGCTAAAAATGGTACAGCAATAGAAGATACAAACACAAAAGTAATTGTTAATACAAATAGTCCTTATGTAGTTGCAGCATGGAATATATTTGTAAATGCTGCTACAAATGATTATTATCAATTAATGTGGTCTACTGATAATGCTAATATTAAATTAGAAGCAGAAGCAGGAACTGGATCTGGTGCTAATAGGCATCCATCAATACCGTCTGTAATTTTGACGGTAAATCAAGTTGGCTAATATTTTGTTTCAAATAATGATATAATTTATCTCATGACACCACATGATTGGATAACATTAATTCTTGAAGTTTTATCAATTCTTGCTATAGTTGGTGTCGGAGCTAGGTGGATCGTGAAAAAATATGTAGAACAAATTATGTCCGAATTAAAGCCAAATAGTGGATCTTCAATGAAAGATCAGGTAACACGGCTAGAAGATAAAATGGATAAGATGTTTGATTTAATGATTGACCATTTAAAAGATCACCCAAATAAATAATTATTATTTACTATATATAATATATAAAAATATTTAATTTATTAAGATATATTCTTTTCTTTAATATATATTTCAATTATACACATGTTCTCTGGCTTTTTCAACTTTATACCGCTTTTTGTTTATAACTCTTTTATAACTTTTAATATCAATGTCTGATTTATACTTTTTGTCTAATTTTTATATAAATTAATGTTATAATTCATAGTGCTGGCACTCTAGGTTGCTCTCTACCCACCCCCACTGCCCCTAGAGTGTCAGTTTTATTTTTCATGGTATAATCTCATTATGTGTTCACCAACAATTGAAAAACATGGGGCAACTCCAGCAAATATACAATGGACAGTAGTTCGTGGTGATACAGCAACTTTAAAAATAGAATTTTTTGAAGATGATGAAATGACATATTTTGATACAGATGCATGGTCCTATGTTGCTACTGCTTATGATCCAAATGGAAACGTATTAGATGATCTTCCTGTAATTCCTTCAAATGGATATGTCACCATTGATGTACCTGGATCTATTACAGAAAATTGGGGCAGCCTATATAAATCTGTTGTTGCAGAACTACCTTTTGATTTACAAGTAACAATTGCAGATACTGGAGAAGATACAGTCTGGACACCAGTTATTGGAACTATATGTGTATTAGGAAATGTTTCACCTAGAGGCAGCTTATAATGCCAGTTATTAAAGTTTCATCACCAAAAGAAAATCTGCCTCCAATTATAAAAATAGGCGATAAGGTATTTAAGGTTAAGAAGTAGGGAAGTCCAATGGCAAAAAGTATGGACTTTCCACCTGCCGCTAACAAAAGAAAAAAATATTCGGACAATATAGAGCCTGAGCAACCCTTAATTTTAGATCCACAGATGTATATTGCTGTGCCAGGACCACAGGGAGAACAAGGTCCTAGGGGGCAAAAGGGCGATACAGGACCACAAGGAGAACAAGGTCCTAAAGGTGATAAAGGCGATCCTGGCAAAGATGGTAAAGATGGCAAAGATGGAAAAAGTATTCTTTCACCTTCAGAACAAAATATTGGTTGGGCACTTTACGATAATTTAAATAATAAAAGTTTTAGACTTGGAGCAAATAAAGGTGAAGATGGATGGATTAATTTTTTTGTTGATTCTTTGGGCAAAAATACAAATGAAAAATTTTTGCCTAAAGAGTCTGTGGGTCTTTGGAATCCAGAAACCAAAAGAATTAATTTTAAAACATTAAATATTGGATCAATTATAACAATACGTTATAATATAGAATTGTCGACATTTTCAAATAATACAGAAGTTTGGTTTAGAACTCTTTGTAAAAATATAGATACATCTCCCACTACATATCTAGGAAATTTAAAATATCAATTTGACTATGATCTATCAATGCAGCATACATTATTTTTAGAAGACAAAGAGATGCAGATAGCTGGCGGTATTCCACAAATAAGAACCGACCATGATGCATCTATGATTGTAAAATCAATACACATAGCAGTCTCATAATGGTATAATAAAGCAGGAGGAATAATGGCTTTTCCAGGAACTTATAATTTTAACTATTACCGTGGTGATACGTATCAATTTGTTATACGCCCCAAAATAGCAAATGGTGGTACTTTTGCACTAGATAACTATATAGGAAATGCATTATTTACAATTGCAAATAAAAGAGGTGCTGGAGCAACTCAATATTCTGCAACTGCAACAGTAGATACTGGACAAGATATTGTTACATGTACAATTGAAGCAGAGCAAGGAAGAAATCTTGCTGCTGGAACTACATATGTTTATGATGTTCAGATAGATAATGGCGCAGGTATTGTTTATACACTTTTAACTGGAAATATAACAGTTACAGATGATGTGACTGGAGCAATTTAATGCCAGATATTTTACTATCTAATGATGATTTAACAGTTTTAGGTTCTCCAGAAATTGTAGAGCTTTTAGTAGATATTGGTCCAGAAGGACAAAGAGGTAGCCAAATATATTTTGGTATAGGAAATCCAAACGATCCTGGAGTATTAACAAATCAAGACATTGAACTCAATGATTTATATATTAATGCAGCTCCTGGATTAGATTATGCATATTTATATCAATACCAGTCAAAACCAGGTGGAAATTTATGGGTAAAGATTATACGAATGAATCCTCCATTATATTCAAAAATAAATACAGTTAATTTTGATGCAGGAGAAGCATCTTTAGAAATATTGATATCAAATATAGCAACTGCTTCAAACACACCATTTACAGCATCTAATTTTAATGTACAGTATCAAATAGTAAATACTAATCCAGTATCTTGCTCAATGACAATACCACCACTAGTTGGTGACCAAAGTAAGTTAGTAATTAATCTAAATGCTGTTGAATTTGATGGAACCAGTTGGAGCCCACTAGATGGGGATTATCCAATACATACTCTTATATCGGTCATGATATAATTACGGAAGGTGATAAAATATGGCTTCTGAATCAATTGGATCTTTATACTCAACAAAGATTCCAGCTTTAGCAAATACCGCCGATATACAGGCGGCATTTAGACTATATCATTATGGTTCAGAAAACTATGATGTTGCAAATACAGATGTTACACAATTAGTTAGTCCATCAATTGCATATACTCTTAATGATTTACAAGATCAAATAGATGGTCTTGATCCAGCAGGTAGCGTTTCAAGAGGAATAATTACTGCTAAAGGAGATTTAATTGTTGGTGTATCTGCAGAAAATGTTGATAATCTTTCTTTAGGAAGCAATAATTTTGTTTTAACAGTTGATACTGCTCAAACTTTAGGAGTTAAGTGGGCAGCACCTTCTGTTGGACCATCAAACTCTGTGACTTTAACAAATAAAACAATATCTATTAATAATAATACATTAGTTGATGTTGCAAATGAACTATTAGTTTTAATAGGAGCAATGTAATATGCGATATAATAGTATTTTGATTGGAGAAAAATAATGCCAACAACACTAAAAGCTCTTGCAAGAGGTGCATTTGGAACTTCTAGTACAACACTTTATACTGTTCCGTCTTCCACAACATCAGTAATAACTAATATCTCTGTGGCAAATACTACTGGATCATCTATAAGTTTTGATATTTTATTAGATGGTATAGAACTATTTTCTAATGTTTCAGTTAATCAATACACAACTCTTGTTATAGATTTAAAGCAAGTTTTAACAGCAACAAAAACAATTACTGGATTTGCTACAACATCTGGTCTTAAATATCACATTTCTGGTGCTGAAATAGCATAATAAATATGTTATAATATACTTAATAGGAGGTAGTAAATAATGGCTACAGCAACAAAAGTATTAGCTCGTACTGCAGCGTCAACAACCACTACTACAACGCTTTATACAGTACCAGCATCAACTACTACGGTAGTTACAAATATAGCAGTTACAAATACTGCTGGTTCAGCTGGAACTTTTACCCTTGCACTTGGTCCATCAGGATCTCAAGTTGCACTACATACAACAACAGCAATTGCAGCAAATGCAACAGTATATATTGACCTTAAGCAAGTTCTTACCGCAGGTCAGTTAATTACTGGTGGAGCATCTGCAACAACAATTAATTTCCATATCAGTGGAATAGAGGTGTCATAAAATGGGTATTGCACAAATTCCTGCTGCATCATCTGGACTATCTGCAGTAATTAAATCTCTTCAACGAGGATCTGCAGCATCTGCAGGTAACATTACAATTACATCTGTAGATACAACAAAAACTGTTGTAAATTCATTTTCAACAGGGGCTTCTGGATCAGTTGCAGCAACTGGTGTTGTAAATGCAGTTAATGGAAGCACATCTGGTGCAAATGGTTCAACGTCAGCACAAAGCGGATCTGGTAGCTTGTCTATATTTATGGGAAGTTCAACAGTACAGGGTGGAAATGGTGTAACCACACGTGTAGGTGGTAACTATTCATTCCTACCACGTTATGGTGAATCATTTGGTCCTTTTGCGGGAGCAAGTGCTAACCAAAGCTTTAACGTAAATGCAATGAATATTGGTATGAATGCAATGAATGTTGCTATGAATGCTGCCAATATTACAGGCGGTTCAACAAATTTAACATCTGCTGTAAATGGAGCATATCTTGTTAATGCAACAACAATTTATGCTACTGGTCCATGCAGATATGAAGTAATAGAATATTTTTAAGAGAAGAGGAAAATAAAAAATGAAATATTTTGTACATGTAAAAGATGATGTTGTCTTTGCTTGGCACTCTTCTTCTACCGAGGAAGATATTCCAGGAGATAATGTTCATCAAGTAGAATATGCGGACGATTCTGTTTTAACAAAAAAACTAGTTAATGGCAATTTTGTTGATGCTCCAGTAATTAAATATGCAATTTTAGATGAAGATAATGATAATACAGTTATTGGAATTGAAAAAACATATTTCTTGTCTGATGCAAAAGGTCCAATTATCAATAATTCAGATGTAAAAATTCTTTGGAAATGGAATGGATCTGAATTTATTGCTCCAGGTTTTGTTGGAGAAGCTGTTCAAACAATTCAACCAGTTGATACAGTAGAGATAGATGGATTACTTGTAACAACAAGTGAAGCTCTTCCAGCACAGTCTAATAATGTAGATATTCCACAAGAATAATATCTTTACTAAGTGGGAGTTGGGAATTGGGTATGTCAAAGAGTATAGTATTTACTAAGACTATTGACATATCCGATTCTTTTTATCCAAAACCATCTTCTGTATTTTTACCAGATTGGTATAAAAAAACAAACTCATATATTGGTGGAAAAAAAGAAGTTACATTAGAGTTTAGCACAACCGCTACAATTAAAAAATGTATTCCAGTTTTTGATGCATTAACTTCAGGGTATATAATTTCAACATATTGTGATGTATTGGTATCAAAAGATCCTATAGGTAATCATTTGTATAGACCAAGTGATTTATCTTTAAATCCAATAGAGTTTCATAGTACAACTCAAGCACCATATCATCCAAGTATGAACCAGCATCCATTTCCTAAATGGATTAATCCTTGGGGAATAAAAACTCCATCTGGATATTCAACACTGTTTATTAATCCAGTTCATTCTACAAATCAATATTTTACAATTTTAGAGGGTGTAGTTGATACTGATAATTATTTTTCACCAGTAAATTTTCCTTTTGTTTTGAAAGATGTTAATTTTGAAGGTGTAATTCCAGCAGGTACTCCCATAGCACAGATCATACCTATAAAAAGAGATATATGGAAACATTCTATTGGCAGTGACAATGATTTACAAAAAATAACATCTATAAATAAAAAATTAAATAGTAGATTTTTTGATAGATATAAAAATATATTTTGGAATAGAAAAGAATATAAATAATGTTTATAAAAAAAAATAAAATTATAGAATATGCAGTTTCTGAAGATCATTATCCAGATATTGAATTAAGCAAAAAATTTATTCCAGATTGGTATAAAAAAACTAAAAGATTTTTAAATACTAATTTAGATCCAATATCTTTACCAGCTCCAATGAGTTTTAAAATGTGCTCACCATTTTCAGATTCTTTTACTACTGGTTATATTATTCCACTGGCAGTGGATATTGCAGTATCACAATCTGATGATCAAGCTATAATTACTTGGAATGATTATTCTCAAACATATGTAGAAAAGAGAGCAATAGATACAAACAAAGAGTTACCAATACCAATTGGATGTAGACCAGATCACTATACATGGAAAACAAAACATTATATTAAAGTTCCTAAAGGCTATAGTTTTCTTGTAACTCATCCATTAAATAGGTTTGACTTGCCATTTTTTACTATGTCTGGAATTGTAGATGAAGATTTTATTTTATATCCAGGAAGTATTCCTTTTTTTATTAGCAAGGACTTCACTGGAATAATTCCAGCAGGTACGCCAATAGCACAAATAATTCCTTTTAAAAATAATTCTTGGAAATTAATAAAAAATGATGATATTAAAAAAAATGGAAACATATTATTAAATAAAATTAAAAATCATGCATTTGGATATTATAAAAACAACTATTGGAAAAGGAAAAATTTTACATGAATCAAGATAATAAAATTTTTATAGATCAGTTTGGAACAAAGTGGTTTGGATGCAGGCTTGTAGGAAAACCAGTTAGAGTAGAACCTGGAGATTATGTATTTTTTAATCAGGAAAAAGGTTTTGCTTTTTGTCCACCACATGTTGTTAATGAACTTTATTGGGTGGATGACGGATCTGGCGAAATGATTTTAGACTATGATGCGCCAGATATAAAAAAGCCTAAAGGTATAGAATTAATAGATGAAGCATTTAAAGAATAAACAAAAATATTTTAAAAAAAATTTTTTTTGGAATGAATCTTTAAAAAAATTTATTGGTTTGCCTAGACCATCATATTTAGTTCCTGAAAAATTTTATAAAAGATATGACAGTAAGTTACCATTAGTAAAAAATTTTTATCTTCATAAACAGGTTCCAGTACCATTTCAGTCTAGACCAGTTTTTAAAGAAGAAGGACTAATTGCATTTAACTTAATAATAGAAAATGAACATTTTATATATAAAAATAATATATGTCCATACTGTGCTACCATTATTGAAAAAAAAGAAATATGTGTAAGATGGATTGGTGAAGAAAATTATAAAATACAACCAAAACTAGATAGTGGACCAAGAGTATTTTCAGACTTATTTCCATTTCATATAGAGTGTATGCAACAAGCTAGAATATTTTGTCCTTTTATGAGATTTATCAATGAAGAAAGATTTGAATATGGATTATATGAAGAGTTAAGAAAAAAGGCTGAACAACATTTAAAACAGTATGAATAAAAAAATACCCCCATATTTCAGGGGGTATAAAAAATATCTTTATTTATTAGGAAATTTTTTTAACCATTTATGAACAGCACCTGTTTTATAAGAACTCCAAGAGCTCCAGTCAGTACCGCCATCAGTCATGTAAAACACAGCTTGTGCATTTTTGACTGGGCTAAATAATTCAGCATTTAAATCAAGATTTAACTTATCTCGTCTATCTGGACCTAAAGTACCGATCATATTAATCTGAAAGATACCATATGAGGAATCTCCAGTTTTGGTGTTTCCATTAAAAGCAAATGGACGACCATTGGATTCAGCCTTAGCAATAGCCCAAGCCATTTTAAGACCATTTCCTTTGAACCCTACCGCCTTAAGTAATTCAACCAACTGGCTGTCAGTCAAACTTGTCGCATTTTCATACTTAGTAAGTATTTTTTTATTTTTATCCTTAGATAGCAGAAAAGCCACCTTTGGGGTGGCAATAGAGACCGCAGTCTGTTTAGATAAATTATTATTAGTAGCATGAGACGGTATAGCACCTAAAATTGATACTAAAACGAATGCACTACCAATTACCCCTACCAGCATTTTATTGTTTGTCAAGTTTTTTCCTCCTAAAATGCATATAGCACCATAACAGTGCTATAGCACTAGTATAACATAAATATTACTGGTGAGTCAAGTTGGTTTAGTGATATAATATATTAATCATGGCAGAAACAACAAATTTCGATTTACCTTATCCATTGGCTAGTGATCCAGTAAATGTACATGGAGATATGCAAGCATTAGCAGAGCAAGTTGACTCAGTTTTATTAACAATTGCAATTCAAGATGCAGAAGTAAGAAATAATAGTGGTGAAACAATAACAAAAGGAACTCCAGTATATATTTCTGGATTTGATACAAAACCAACAATTGAAAAATGTGATAATGATGATTTAAATACTTTTCCAGTTGCTGGATTAGCAACTACAAATATTACAGATGGATCAGATGGAAATATATTAGTTGCAGGTGTTTTAAATGATTTTAATACATCTTCATATACCGTTGGTGATAGAATATATGTTGCATCTGGTGGAGGATTAACAAATATAAAACCAACATCTGGCGGTGCAGTAGTTGGAATTGTTTTAACATCAAATGCATCAACTGGTAAAATGATATTTACTGGAGCAGTCGGAAACGGTACTTGGGGAGCATTGAAAGCAGGTTTAATGTAATGGCAACATATAGAGGTTCTGGATCAGGAACATATGATATTGGAGAAAAACCTCCATTTGTAAATTGGACATTTGTTAAAGGTGATACTGCTTCATTTAGAGTTTATGTAACAGATGATGCTCGTCAACCATTAAATATTCCTGACTGGACAATTCAAATGGAAATTAAAAGACCAACAACTAACCCAGTTATTCCAGGTGAAATAACTGATACCGCAGATCTTTTATATTCTATTACTCCAGCAGCTGACGAAGATGATGGTCCAGGAGAATTTACTGTATTTTTAACTGCAGAACAAACATCAACATTACAAACAAATGATATTTTTGACATTGAATTATCTTTACCACAAGATGAAATTGTTTGGACTGTTGCTCAAGGAAAATTAACAGTCCTTGAGGATGTAACTGCATAATGGCAACTGTAACATTATTTGATAAACAACCAGTAAAAACAAAAAAAATAGAAAGTGAAAACTATGCTATTACTAAATTTACTGGTAGCAAAAGAATATCGCTTATAGAAGAAGTTTTGCCATTTAGAGTTAGATTTACAGCAATACAGGTTCCAGCAGTAGGACCAAATAATGTTCCTCCAATTCCATTACAGATCATTGGTTTTTCCAACTATATTTTGTAAGAAATTCATGATATAATTTGATCATGGCTCGTATATCAATTCCTACCGTAAAGACTAAGTTTCAGACTGGTGATCGTCCTACTCAGGAAGATTATGAAGATTTAATTGATACCGCTGCAGGTCAGGCTACAGACCTTGGTTCAGCAGGTAATAACGAAAATACAATTACAGGAATTGAAAACGCAACTGTAATTGATAACTTTGATGCAACAGCATGGAGAATGGTTAAATATTTAGTTTCTATTGCTAAAACATCAGGCGGAGATAATAAATACTATGCAACAGAATTGACTATACTTGTGGACGGTACAAATGTAAATGTCTCTGAGTATGGAACAATAGACAATGATGGGAATATTGGCACCGTTAGTGTCTCTAAGGTAGGAAGTACAGTTAATCTAACTGTAACTCCAGCAGTGGGTATAACACCTATAACCGTACGTTATGCACGTATTGGTCTTAAGGCTTAACTAAGGAGATAAAATGGCAACAGTCAACAAAGACTTTAAGGTAAAGAATGGTCTGATTGTTGAAGGCACAACAGGTACCATCAACAACTATAACATTCTTACAGAATCACAAGACTCACAAGATTTTATTGTGGATCTTATTGGAGGTCAAGCAACCTCTACAAATACACCAGATACAGTTGTAAAACGTGATGGCTCAGGTAATTTTGCAGCAGGAACAATCACAGCTGATCTTACTGGTGATGTAACTGGTACAGTTTCAAGCCTTTCAAATCATGATACTGATGATTTAGCAGAAGGAACAACAAATAAATATTACACAGATGGTCGTGTTAAGAATGTTCTTACAGGATCTACACAAACCAATATCTCTATTACAGAAATTGGTGGAGTTCTTCACATTACCGCTGAAAATGGCGTAACAGACTCAACAACTGATGATTTAGATGAGGGTACAACAAATAAATATTTTACAGAACAACGTGCTCGTGACTCTGTTTCAGCTGGTGATGGATTAGATTATAATTCAGCAACTGGTGAATTCTCTGCAGATCTGAAGTCTGCTGGTGGTCTACATATAGATGCAACAGAAATTGCAATTGACCGCACTACAGTGGATACTTGGTATGATGCAAATGGAGCAGCAGCTGATGTTCAAGATAATCTTGATAATCATACAAATGCTTCTTCAGGAGTTCATGGAGTAACTGGCTCAGTAGTTGGTACATCAGATACACAATCACTTTCTAATAAAACTTTCTTGGGTCAAACCAACTTCCAATCTGGAGGCGGGGCTGGAGGAACAGCAAATCATATTGATGTAAATAATACTACTGGAGATATGACAATCACTTCAGGATATGCTCTTAATTTAACATCATCAAATGATCTTACAGTAACAAGCAACGGTGGAGACATTGTTCTTAATCCAGATGGTGGAGCATATATTGGTTCAGTTTCTGCAGGTAATACAATTGCAACCAATTCGTATGTAGATAATGCAGTTTCTGGTCTTGACTGGAAGACAGCAGTAAATCTTCTTGCAAATTCAGATAAGAATATGACTGGATCAACAGGTACACTTGTTATTGATGGTCATGCTGCTTTAACAACTTCAGATGTTGGATATAGAATTCTTTTAACAAACCAGTCAGTAGATTCAGAAAATGGTATTTATACATACACCGAATCAGCTGGAGTTTATACACTTGTTCGTGCAGATGATGCAGATGCATTTGGAGAACTTGTTGGTGCTGCAGTATTTGTAATGGAAGGAACTACTTATGGTCAAACTTCATGGGTACAGGCTAACCACTATTTAACTGATTTTACAGCACAAGATTGGGTTCAGTTCTCAGGATCAGGGTCTATTGTTGCAGGAAATGGTATTACAGTAGATGGTCTTGAAGTTTCAGTTGATCGTACAACTGTAGACACATGGTATGATGCTGCAGGAACTGCATCAGATTTAGTTGGAGATCATAATAATCTTACATCTGGAGTTCATGGAGTAGCTGGAGACGTTGTAGGAACATCTGATTCTCAGACCCTAACAAATAAGTCAATTGATGGTGGAAATAATACTTTATCTAATATTGCTAATGCATCATTAGTTAATGATTCAATCACTGTTAATGGTTACTCAACAGCACTTGGTTCAAGCGTAACACTTGATACAAATGACATTTCTGAGGGTACAACAAATAAGTATTACACAGATCAGCGTGTAAGAAATGTATTGACTGGTTCAACTCAAACTAATATTTCAATCAGTGAAGTGTCTGGACAGTTAATTATTACTGCTGAAAACGGAGTTGCTGACTCTACAACTGATGATCTTGCTGAAGGTGTAAATAATCACTACTTCACAGATAATCGTGCTAAGGATGCAGCAGGATATTTACTTGAGAATTCAACTCAGTCAAATATCTCAATTTCTTATGATGAAAACACTCGTCAACTTACAGTAACAGCAGAAAATGGTGTCGCTGATTCCACAACTGATGATCTTGATGAAGGAACAAATAATTTATACTTCACAAATCAACGTGCAGTAGATGCGCTTGAAGGTGTAGTTCCAAACTTTACAGAAATTGATATTAATTCTGTAGCTACACAGATTGCTGCACAGACTGCAGTTGCAACAGCAAGCACTGTAACAGCATATCAGTTTGCACATGCAGACTATCGTTCTGCTAAGTTCTTAGTAAAGGGTCAAACATCTTCTCATACAGAAATATCAGAAGTTCTTGTAACTCTTGATGCTTCTAACAATATTGCAATTACTGAATATGCAATGGTTGGAACCAACGGAAATCTTGTTGATGTTTCAGCAGATATTAATGGCTCAAATGTTAGACTTCTTGTAACAACTGTTAATAATAATACAGATGTTACTGTTGTTGGTACATTACTAGCATAGTAGATTAGGAATAGGAAATGGCAACAGTTGATAAAGACTTCAAAGTAAAGAATGGTCTTGTCGTAACAAACGGCGGTACATTTGGAGGAACTGTCACTGTTGCCACTCCTACATTAGCAGATCATGCTGCAACAAAACAGTATGTAGATAATGCAATTCAAAGTTTTGCAGTACCCAGTGGAAATACATTCCCTGATCCAGCAACAGAGGGTCAGCTATGGTTTGATAATATAAGTGAACATTTATATGTTTATATTAATTCCGCTTGGAATTCTATAGCAATGTATAATGACACTCTAGATCTTCCACAACATATTCATGATACTGCAATTGATGGAACTGGATTAGTAGTAAGTATTTTTAAAGACGCAGGATATTATAATGAAGCTGGTGACTATGTTGATGCTGGTGCATATAATCAAAATGTCTTTGAAGCTACGTGGGATGGTGGAATAGCAGTAGATAATTTTAATTAATTATCTGATATAATACAATAAGAAATGTCATAGGAGGAACTAATGGCAATTAGAATGCAGCAACGCAGAGGAACTGCTTCACAGTGGACGAGTGCAAATCCAATCCTAAACGCTGGAGAAATTGGATTTGAGTCAGATACCAATAAGTTTAAAATTGGTGACGGTATCAATCACTGGGCAGATCTAGATTATTTTATTGATGAAAATGCACTAGGAACTACTCTTGGAGATTATGTAGAAACTGCTCTTCTTGCTGTTGCTAACGGTGTTGCCACCCTTAATGCTTCTGGAAAACTTGAAACCTCCCAAATTCCAGATCTTGCACAGGTAACTGTTCATGCTGTAGCTAACCAAGCAGCTCGTTTAGCTCTTGTGGTAGAAGTTGGCGATATTGCAATTCAGTCTGATAATGGACAAACATATGTTTTAAGTGCTACACCAGCAAGCACAAATGCAAACTGGACCCCAATTACAGTTGCAGATCCATTCCCATCACATGATACAGATGACTTAGCAGAGGGATCTTCAAATCTTTATTATACAACTGCTCGTGCAAAAACAGATGCAGCATCACTTTTAACAAATGCAACTCTAACAAATATTACGATTACTGGTAATGGGTCTGGCTTAACAATTACTGCCGAAAATGGAGTAGCAGATTCAACAACAGACAATCTTGCAGAGGGTACAACAAATAAGTATTTTACAGATGAAAGAGCACAAGATGCTATTGGAAATAATCTTGGAACAGGTCTTTCATATAATGATTCAACAGGTGCAATTTCAGTAACAGCTAATACATATGATGCATATGGTTCAGCATCAACTGCTGCAACAAATGCAGCAAATGCACTTTCTTCACATGAATTAGATACAACAAATATTCATGGAATTGCAGATACATCTAAGTTGGTAACAACAGATGGAACTCAAACTCTTACAAATAAAACAATAACATCCCCATCTGGTCTTGTTAAAGGAGATGTAGGGCTTGGAAATGTTGATAATACATCAGATGCTAATAAGCCAATTTCTACTGCTACACAGTCAGCATTAGATCTTAAGGCTCCACTTGCTTCACCAACATTTACAGGTACAGTAACTCTTCCAACAGGAACAGTTACTTCAGGAATGATTGCCGATGGAACAATTGTAAATGCAGATATTAATTCTTCTGCTGCAATTGCATTGAGCAAACTTGCTACAGATCCACTTGCTCGTGCAAACCATACTGGCACACAAACAGCAAGCACAATTTCAGATTTTGATACACAAGTTAGAACTTCAAAGGTAACTGATTTAGCAGCACCAACTGGCTCATTCTCAATGAATAGTCAAAAGATTACAAATCTTGCAGATCCATCTGCAGATACAGATGCTGCTACAAAGGCTTATGTTGATGCTGCAACCGCAGGATTAAACGTACATGCTTCTGTAAAAGCAGCAACAACTGGAAATGTAAACCTTAATAACGCACTTGAAAATGGAGACACTCTTGATGGAGTAACTCTTGCAACTGGTAATCGTGTTCTTGTAAAGAATCAAAATACAGCAGCAGATAATGGTGTTTATGTTGTTCAAGCAAGCGGTGCAGCAGTTCGTGCAACAGACTATGACTCAACTCCAGAAGTAGATGCTGGTGATTTTATATTTGTAGAATCTGGTACAGTAAATGGAAAGACTGGATGGGTACAAACAAATGCAATCACTACAATTGGATCAGATGATATCGCATTTACTCAATTCTCAGGCGCTGGTACATATTTAGCAGGTAATGGATTAACACTAACTGGTAATACTTTTAGTATTAATACAGGAACTACAGTAGATTTAAATACTGCTCAAACATTAACTAATAAAACTTTAACCTCTCCAACAATTACTGGAACAGGTGCAATTGCTGGTACATTTACTGGTAATTTAACTGGAAATGTTACAGGTAATGTATCTGGTAATGCTGGTACTGTTACAAATGGTGTCTATACAACAGATACAGGCACAGTTACAAATACAATGCTTGCAGGTTCAATTGCTAATGCTAAACTTGCTAACTCTTCAGTAACAGTTGGTACAACAGCAATTTCACTTGGTTCATCTTCAACTACCCTTGCAGGAATTACAACAATTAATTCAACAACAATTCCTACAAGCAAAACTCTCGTTGTAACTACAGATAAATTATCTGCACTTGCATCAACAACATCTTCTGAACTTGCAAGCGTTATTTCTGATGAAACTGGATCTGGAGCACTTGTATTTGCTACATCTCCAACTCTTGTAACACCAGTACTTGGAGTTGCTACTGCAACATCTATTAATGGAACTACAATTCCAACATCTGCAACACTACTTACTTCAGGTGGAGCCCTTGGAACACCATCCTCTGGTACACTTACTAATGCAACTGGATTGCCACTTACAACAGGTGTAACTGGCACTCTTCCAATTGCAAATGGTGGTACAGGTGCAACAACTGCATCAACTGCAGCAGCAGCACTTCTTCCAACACAAACAGGAAATTCTGGAAAATATCTTACAACTGATGGCTCAGGAACTCTTTCATGGGGTACTGTGTCTGGATACTCTGCCCCAACACTTGGTTCAACATCAATCGCATCTGGTGCAACGGTAACAACAATTGCTGGTCTTACATTAACAGCACCAACACTAACTGGAACAGTAACAGCATCTGGAGATATTAATCTTTCAGCAGTAAATGGTCCAGGAAGCTTGATTGATGAATTAAGTCTATTAATGATGGGTGCTTTGTAAAAACAAAAGTACTCAACCTTAACTTTAGGTTAAGCATTTGAAAACTCCTTGAAATATAGGAGTTTTCTTATTTTAAATTCTATGCTATACTAAGAGTACTTTACAATTTGTAAAGTTGTCATAATATTTTTAGTGGAAGGTTTTAATTTTAAATGTCAGATTTTTTTTCTTTTCGTCTTTTAGATGATTTTGTAGCAAAATATAAGGATATTGAGCCACCTTTTGGATTTGTAGATGCAGGTGGAAATTCTCTTGGTGAAGTTACATTTATTCGCACATATTCTCGTGTCAAAGAGGATGGGACAAAAGAAAGATTTTATGAAGTATGCCGTCGTGTAATCGAAGGTATGTATTCTGTTCAAAAGAACCATGCTAAAGAAAATCGTCTTCCATGGAATGATAATAAAGCTCAGAAATCTGCTCAAGAAGCCTTTGATCGTATGTTTAACCTTAAGTGGACACCACCAGGACGTGGACTATGGGCTTTTGGTACCCCTATGACAATGGAAAAGCGCAACTCAGCCTCTTTGCAGAACTGTGCCATGGTTTCTACTAGGGACATTGATAGAAACGATCCTGGAGCCCTTTTTGCATGGGTAATGGATGCTTTAATGCTTGGGGTAGGAGTAGGATTTGATACTCTAGGAAATGAAAAGGGTATGATTATTTATGCTCCGACTGAACCAGTATCTACTTATGAAATTCCAGATACTCGTGAAGGATGGGTTGAATCAGTTAGATTATTAATTAATTCATTTTTGAGACCAAACCAAAATATTCAAGAATTTAATTATGATTTAATTCGTCCTCTTGGAGCACCCATTAAGGGTTTTGGCGGTACTGCATCAGGACCAGCACCATTAATTAAATTACATGAGCGTATTCGCCAAGTAATTGGTGGTCGTGCAGGAGAAATTTTTGATTCTCGTGCAATTGTAGATATTGTTAATCTTATTGGTACTTGTGTTGTTGCAGGAAATGTTCGTCGTTCTGCTACCCTTGCACTTGGCAAGCCAGAAGATAATGATTTTATTAATTTAAAAAACTGGGAAGTATTTCCAGAAAGAAATAACTATGATCCAACAGGAGAAAATTCTGGTTGGGCATGGATGAGTAATAATTCTATTGCTGCTGAAGTAGGAACAAAATATGAAAACTATGTTGATCTTATTGCAAGTAATGGAGAACCAGGATTTATTTGGCTAGATGTGGCTCGTAATTATGGTCGTCTTGCAGATGCACCAGATTATAAAGATACTCGTGTTATGGGCTTCAATCCATGTGCAGAGCAGCCTTTAGAGTCATATGAGCTTTGCACTCTTGTTGAAGTTCACCTTAATCGCCATGAATCTAAAGAGGATTTCTTACGTACATTAAAGTTTGCATATTTATATGGTAAAACTGTTACTTTAATGCCTACGCATTGGCAAATTACAAACGGTATTATGCAACGTAATCGTCGTATCGGAACATCCCTTACTGGTATTGCATCATTTGCAGATATGCACGGTCTTCCAACAACTCGTGAGTGGATGGACGAGGGATATCAAACTATTCGCAAATATGATCATTCATATTCTGAGTGGCTTTGTGTTCGTGAATCAGTACGTGTTACAACAGTAAAACCATCTGGATCAGTATCACTTCTTTCAGGTGCATCTCCAGGAGTTCACTGGACACCAGGTGGAAAATATTATTTACGTGCAATTCGTTTTGGAGAAACAGATCCAATGATGCATTTATTTAGAGCAGCAGGGTATCATATTGAAAAAGACATTCAATCTGATAATACAAGTGTCGTATATTTTCCAATGTCAACAACACATAAGCGTTCTGAAAAGGATGTAACATTATTTGAGAAGATTGGTCTTGCTGCTACTACTCAAAAGTATTGGTCTGATAATGGTGTTTCTGTTACCCTATCTTTTGATAAAGAAAAAGAAACAAATCATATTGCTCCAGCACTTCATATGTATGAGGGTCAACTAAAGGCTGTATCATTCTTGCCAATGGGAAATGAAGTATATCCACAACAACCGTATACTCAAATTACAAAAGAAGAATATGAGTCATATTTAGGCAAGATTAAAAAGATTAATTGGTCTGCTATTTATGATGGGGTAGGAAATCTAGAGGCAGCAGGAGAAGCCTACTGTACAACAGATGTATGTGAAATAAAAATATCTTAACTGCTATAATATAGGGTAAGGAGAAATATGTCTAACCCATCAAATTTATATGCAGAAAAAATATTTGCAGAACATCCCTCTGTTTTATGGGCATTAGATGATCAATTAGATTACCTTAGTCTTATATCTGAAAATCAAAGAGATATTACTACAAGTTGGTCTACAACAAATGTTGATTCTATTTCTGGAGTACCTGCAAATATAGGTCAGCCATTTGAAGATAGCATACTTACTGAAATTAAAGGTAGTGTGCCAATTGGGGATACAGCAGAAATAGTTCTCATAAGTGATAATATTTTAAATTTTACATCACTTAACCAATCATTAAAAACATTTTGTATTGGAACATATTTTTATTCATATAGTCCATATATTCAGTCGGTATCAATAGGATATGAGTATACAGATACAACAACTTCATTAGTTGTACAAAATTTAAAAACATTCTATACACAGATATATGATAAATGGCAACATCTTTCAGAAACATTTGAAATACCAGATGAAAATACTGACTTAAGATTAGTAATTAAAATCTTTTATTCAGATGGTGGAGCAACATCTGAAGATTATAAGTTCCATATTAATGGAATATCACTTGGTCAATGGAATGAAAATTTTAATGCCATATCATTAGGTCTTAATAAAGTTATAATTCCTGCAAGTATTAAAAGTGAATTTTCTTATGGAATTGAGGCACAAGCATATGGAATTGAAGAATTTTCTGGATATTATATTATAGATGATGGATCTTTAAAAGCAGTAAATAATTCTATACCAATGGTTTTTGGTGCAAGAAACATTACAACTATTTATCCAAATAATAATAAACCATCTTTAATAATTCCAGGAAAAGGATTTTTAAATGAAGAGGGTAGATATAAAGATTATACAATAGAATTTTGGTTAAGAGTAAATTCTGATACCTATGAACCTAAAAGAATATTTGGTCCAATAGAATCAGCTGATGGATTATATGTAGATTCTGGATTTTTAATATTTGTTATTGGCGAAAATAATATTTCTCATTTTGTTGGAGAATGGTTTAGACCAATGCTTATTAATATTCGTATTATAAATAATTCTGCAAGTATGTTAATAAATGGAGAAGAGGTTGGTCAATTTACTTTTGATGCATCTACAATTAGTTTACCAGCAAAAACAGATGAGTTAAACAAAGATCAAGATTGGCTTGGATTTTATTCATACACTGATGTTTCTCCAATGGAAATAGATTGTATTGCAATTTATCCATATTCAATATCTAACGTAGTTGCAAAACGTAGATTTATATATGGACAAGCAGTAGCATCTCCAGAAGATATTAATACAGCATATGGAGGAGTCTCTGCTTTTATTGATTATCCATTTGCTAATTATAGCGTTAACTATTCGTACCCATCATTTGGTAAATGGGATCAGGGCACTTTTGATAATTTAAGAACAACATCTTTATTTTTAACAACACCACAATATCAGCTTCCAGAAATATTTTTAGAGGATAAACTATTAGATAATTTATATTCTGATAATGAGTCTATTCAAAATGAAGATTATAAATATTTTACATTTAGACCAAACGTGTCTTGGAATGATAAAAACTGTTATTTAAACTTTAATAGATTTAACTTTTTAACATCCCCAACATCTGGAATATATGGAATATTTAAAGAATCATCAAATATAGACGATCAGATATTATTTAAAATTTATAATCCATCAAACAGTAATTCATTCAATATTATTAAAAAACAATCAGTCATAGAATATTCATTATATTTTAACGGTATATCAGAAGTAATACATGAAGAGATTTTAACTTTTCCAACAAATATGTTTACAGTTGGTATCAATATTAAAAAATTAATAGATTATTACGGTGGAAATATTGCTACATTTTTTGGTAATCAAAATATATTAAAAATGTATTCTTTAGGAGATAATTCTGGTAACTACACATATACTGGAAAAACGTATAATATTTCATTATGTACAGATAAAAATATTTCATATATATCAGATTTATTTAGTACCACTGGTATTTTAGAACAAGACTTAGTTAATGATTTAATTGATAAAATTGCAAGTTATACATTATTTGCAGAACAAGAATATAGTAGGTTTTATTTTGATATAGCAGTTGCAGGTTATTGGCAAGACTATTTACCATTATCATATTTTGCTAAATATGTAAAAAATAGTTTGGATAACTCGTATTATGATCTTGACTTTATTCAATTCAATATTGCCAATCCAGCACCATCATATGCACTAGAAAAAGAATTAACATACTCTTGGAACTACGGCACTCCAGTCACGGTATCTGGTAAAACAGTTGAATCTCTTCAATATGAGTATTCAAATCCCATATCTAAACAATATTCTCAGCTTAGTAATAATCTTTTAACTGGTTGGGACAATTATCAAGACATGGAGCAAAAAGCTGATAAATATTTTGAATACGATACAGCGTCTTTACCAGTAAAAACATTTTTAACATTTCAATATATAGAAAATGGATCTAATTTGCTAGATGAAGACTTTACATCAACTGTATTAGCAAACGAAGAAAAAGTTCTTGATTTGTCTCTTTATAGTGACTGGTATGCTAAAAGATTTGAAGTAGTTAATAATATGTTAATTTATCCTAGTAAAAGTATTGATTTCAATAAAATTGCAATGGTATATAGTATTGAGTTTGCAGTTCGTGGAATATTATCAAAAGCAATTGGAATTAAAAATATGGAATTTTCATCTCAAGCACTTAGTGAAAATTCTTTTAATTCTATTGGGACTAGGTTTGGAGTTCCAGTTTATCCATATAAAAAATCTGGATTCTATTATGACTATAAAAGCAAAAATCCATTTAGTATATACAAAGGAAGCACACCTTACTTATATTTAACAAAATACTCTGGAATAGAAGTTCGTGGAGAATTTGATTTATTTTTAGATAGAGGAATATCTTTACCAATTAATAAAGAAGTAGCAAAAAATTATAAAGTTAGTGCAATGCAAATTTGGTTAAGATATGATAAAAATAAGTTTCCTGGAGAACATGTTAAGATATTTGAAATAGAACATATAGAAGATACAATAGAATTTTATATGGTTGCTAACTCTAATGATGGAAATCGTGCAAGAATATTTGCAATATCTCGATCAACTGGCTTACCTTTTAATGGAGTAGGATATTATGTTGATGGGTTATTAGTAAGAGAACCAGTTTTAACTAATGGTCAATGGTCAAGTATAGGTATTAACTTCGCTAGTTCTTTAGATTTTTCATCATTTATTGGTTCTATTAATTTAACAGGTCCAATGGTATACAACAATATTGCCTACTATAGGGCTGATAATTTACAACAGGTACAAAGTAGAACCACTAGACCATGGCTACAAGTTAAAGAAACACCATTTGAAGAGTTAGAGTGGTTATACTGGAAAAATAATGCTAGATGGAATGAGGTTTTGGTTGTTGCTATTACTGATATTTATGGTGTTAATACCTCTGATATATATAAAACATATACTGGAACTAATAAAATAATTATTGATGATTCTGAGTCGGTTAGTATAGATTCTGATAAAATAAAGATATATACTGAAGCTACTTGGCAAAGGTTTACTGTCACACCAGTATAATCTGGTATACTTATGGATATGAATCCATTAATAGATCCAAAAACTGGCGAACCTGTGGTAAAAAATGTACGCAGACAGGTAATTGAAAAAAAATATAACTGGGGGCTATATGTTTATAAAAAAGCCAATGGAAAGTGGTTTACTGATGGAGAAGGAAATGTTTTAAATATTCCTGCCGTTCGTGGAGATATTACAAAAATTGCAGAACTAAAAAATGCTGCAATGTATTATGGAGATGCTGGAGATGGTCAGTGCATATTTGTTCCAGGATTAACAAGAGTTACTGATGAAGAATATTCAGAGCAGGTAGATCGTATGAAACAAGGTTTAATTCCATCTTTAAATGACTTAGGTGCAATTGATGCTGCACAAAAAACATTAAGAACATATGGAAGGACGGCTTACGAAATTGACTAGAGATTTTGATTATATTCAAGCCTCTTTAAATACACAACCAGAAGAAAGAAATATATTTAAAGAACAAGATCCATTTAACAAGTCCTGGGATGATCTTAAGACGCTTTCAGGATTAAGCAATAACTTCAAACGTAGAACAGTTCGTAATGTATCTAAGGTTTATGCAGCAAATCAAGATGATAAACCATATTTAGATAGTGCAAATGCTATTCCATCAGGTAAAGATGCAGAATCAAAACAGATTAATCCAGGAACTGTATATCACAATGGCTATGGAATTTTTGATGCAATTACACCACCATATAATCTTTATGAATTAGCAAGTTATTATGATACATCTTTTGCAAACCATGCTGCAATTGATGCCAAGGTAGAAAATGTTGTTGGTCTTGGATACCGTTTTGATATTACAGATAGAACACTCTTAAAGTTTGAAAATAGTGATGATCCAGCAGCTGTAGATAGAGCACGTAATCGTATTGAAAGAATGAAATTAGAACTACGTGACTGGTTAGAAAACCTTAATGATGAAGATAGTTTTCAAAAAACAATGGAAAAAGTTTATACAGATTTGCAGGCTACTGGAAATGCATATCTAGAGGTTGGTAGAACAGTCAGTGGTGAAATAGGATATCTTGGACATGTTCCT